TGTTATGTCGTTATCTGTTAATAGTATTACCATTTTACTCTGCTTTAAAAAAATTATTACTCGCTTGTGCAGGTTGTGCAACTAAAGGATTATTTTCTTCCCACATTGCATCTTTACGTTTATCAGGATCTAAATCTAAAATCATTTTACGTGCCTGATTAACAGAAATTGATTTATTATTTTTTCTTAAATATATTTTACGCATCCAAAAATGCTTACAATTAACTCCGCCTTTGTATAACCAAATTGAATAAGTATCTGCACCTTTTAATCCCAATCCAGGATTTACTACTTTACTACCTGCCAATTCAATATCCTCTTTGCGATATACTTTATTAGCGTTAATCATTTTATTACAAAAATCTCTTTCTCCCTCTTTTGCTCCTGCATATTGATAACGAATTTTAAAAAGACTTGTGTCTTGTTCACTTGTAACGTTTGGAAACGAACTCGGTACTTTTGCTAAATGTAAAGCGGTTTCAGTTAGTTGAGGTTCGCCACTTATTGCAGTTTCATCTACTAATTCCCACTCGTTTTCGTCTATTATTTCGCCTAACTCAATCAATGGTTCTGCAATTGGTTTTATTTCTTGTTTTGATAATACAAGTTGTTCACCGCTTTGTGCCTCATCTGTTTTAGATTGTCTTAATGGAATAAACTCTAAAGTTTCTTGACCTCCTACTAAATTAAAAACTTCTTGAAAAGCATCAAGTATAATTTCTTGTTTTGGTTGTATAACATTTAACATCGTTTCGTTAAATGCGGTTTCAATTTCTTCTGCATTACTTGAAAATCCTGCTGCGTTACTTATTCCTAAAATAGCACTCGATACAACCTTATGCGCAACCATTAACTTTTGTTGTGCCTCTCTACTTAAAAACTCATATTGTTGGTATGCGTCAACTATTTGAACTTGCTCTATTGTTGTTGCATTTTCTTTACTATCGTTAAAAGCTACAACTACAACTCCTGCGTTATTAGTTCCTGTTGTTCCACCTTTATATTCTCTTGAAATTTTATTACGTTCTTCTTCGCTCTCAGGAACTCCGTTATTTAGATTTATGATAGTTGAAACCATAAATTTATTTTGAACGTGGTTTATAAAGAAATTAGATATTTCTTCTTCAACCTTTGCGTATTGCAAAGCACTTACATAACTTGGATTTGAAAAATAAAATTGACCTACTTGATAATCTTTAATTACAAATATTTCACTTCTATCACCTCCTTTACCAAACCCATAAGCGTCAATTCTTTTAGGTGGGTATTTTCTTTGATTGCTCCAATCGTAACAATACCAATATGCTGTTATTTTTCCCTCTTCATTTGCCTTTTCAGGTGCAATTTTTTCTTTAGGTGTGTGAACTATTTTTAAAGGTTTACCTCCTTTATAGATAATTTCAAAAGATGCCTCTTCAAACATTTCAAAATCTTTTACAATTTTGCGAACTTCTTTTTTATTAAATAAAGGAATGTCGATATTTAAACCTAATCCGTAAATCATACGACTATACGAATCAATAATAGCTGAATTTGTAGAGCTACCATTGTATCGGTCTATAATATATTGGTAAAACTCATTATTTTCGCCATTTAAAACCCAGTCTTTTCCGTGTCTTTCGTAAACGTCTGGTCTTACATAACTCGATAATTTAATAATTTCTATATTTGGCTTGCTCATAATAGTTTATAATTTTCTAAATCGGTTTCGGTTGTTGCGTATGCTTTACCACGCCACACCAATTCGTTGTTATTTCTGCATACAATTTCGTAACTACCACCATCTTTAAATTCAAAATCAAAATCTAATCTTAAATATCCATTATCTTTGAATGATGTTATATTTTCAATTGTAGTATTAGTGTCTGTTAACTCGTGTCGAATATCTAAAGTAATATTTTCAACGTATAAACGTGGAACTACTTTTAAAGTATGGTTTAAATTGTTTGAATTAAATACTTTCATAATTATATAACGAAAAAGTTTGATTTTTTTGCAAAAAAAAAGGTATGAATTTAATCATACCTTTTAAAAAAATAAAATTTAATTAAGCCTCTCCAATTATTTCAGTTGAAACTAATGCTAATAAAGCAGTTTTCATTGATGAATTTAAAAATGGTGCGCCAAGTTTTTCAGTACCTGTTAACTCAACAGTGTATCCTGTTAAATCTCCACCTGCTCCACCTGATACGATAGTTCCAGCTGTCATTTCCATTCCGTTTTCAACACCACAAAGTAGTATATTTCCGTTGTAGTCCTCAACAAATACTTGAGGTCTTCCGTACATCATTAGAGTTAACTCTTGTTGAGTTTCTGCATCTAATTTTGGAAAAGTAGCTGCAATAACTTGACTTAAAAAAGCCGTTCCGTTATCTCTTGAAACATTTGCAGTCTGTGTTAACGTGTTTGTTGTTCCTTTTAATTCCCATTTGAAAACCTCTGCTAAAGTTCCCAAAGCGGTAACTATTTGATTTGCTATTGTATATCCATAAGCGTCGAAATTAGCGAAGTATAACGCTTTAATTCCACCCATTTGGTCTTTACATACAATCTTTTTTCCTTTACCTAAATCACAAGCCATATTTGATATGTTTTAAAAACCGCCCGAATTAACGAGCGGTTATGTTAATAATTATGCTATTGGTCTTGCCCAAACAATCTCTGAACCATAAGCGTATTGAACACCTGCATTGTAAACCATTGTACCTCTAACTTTTCCAGTTAGTAAACCAATTGAATCTTCATCTACAACTTCGATTTGGTTGTGGTCTGCTAAAGCACCAGTTCCAAAAGCCAAGTTTTTAGGATCTGCAATTACAATAGTTGAAGATGGTAAACCTGTATCAACTACTAAAGTGTAGTTTCCAAACACTAATGAAGTGTTAGCGTTTCCACCTAAACCATTTGCAATTCCTTTAGATGCTAAAAAGAAGTTATAAAATTGAGCGATGTCAGCAGAAACTGAAACTTTCAATGTATTTTTACCTCTCAATTGAACAGGAACTGCATTTAAAGCTAATTTGATTTGAGCTTCTACGTTTGCTTCTGTAATTGTATCTAAATCAACATCGATAACTGTTGCATCTGCTAAAAACAATTTTAAGAAACCATCAAACTCATCTGCGTTTGTAGAATCACCACTCCAAATAATAGAACCAAAATCCTCTGCATTATCAGCTAATTTATTAGCAATAATAGCGTCAAGAATTTCTTTGTTCATTGTATTGTTGTGTGCACTTGCACCCATTGACTCTTCGCCCCAAGTTGCTCTAAAATCTTCTTTACAGATATCGAAATCATCTTTGAATTTTTTAGGTTTCAAAAGTCTTTCAGACAAAGTAACAGAACCTTCAGGAACGTGTCCACAAGTGTAAGCTCTACGCCCATTTGTAGTTTCTAATTTACGTAACCAAAGTTCATAGTTAACACCCTCGTAAGGAGTTACTGCACCATTCTTCAAAGCATCAGCTTCTTTGAATGTTTTTAAAAATAAACCACCTGCGGCTTTACCTGCGTAGTTTGATGTAATTGTTGTTGTTGTTGCCATTTAATTATTTGTTTAATTCGTTTAAAATTGCTTCTTTAAAGTTTTTAGGCTCTTTAACCTCTTTTGTTTCTGGTCTTGAAGTTGTTTGTGCGCTTAAAGAAATTTCAGTTGCTTTTAGAAATTCTGCTTTTAGGTTTACATTATTAGCTTCAATCATTTTACCAATTGCAACTAATGTTTCATTTTTAAAGGCACTCAATTGTGTTTGCATATCAACTGATTCCTCTTCTACTTCTACTTCTACTTCTGATTCTGTTTTCATTACTTCCGTAACTTCACCAGCAACCACAACTAATGTAGTTCCATCTTCACCAACGTATTTTCCGTCTGGTGCATCAATCGCTAACTTTACATCCTCTTCTTTTGGTGTATCTGTTGGCGTTTCCTCTGTGCTTAACTCTACTTGAACATCATCTTTGATGCTAAGTAAGTCTTTTAACGCACTTAAAAAAGTGTTTTCTTTACTCATTTTATAGTTATTTAATTTAAACTCTCCTTCAATAGAAATTCCTTTAATTTCTCCGCTTTTGATTTTTTCTCTTACCTCTTCATTTTCAACTTTCATAATTGCAAACCAAGTTCCAATAGGTAAATCAAATCCGTATTCGTTAGATTTGTCTTGCTCAAACTCTTTAATCCAACTTTCAACAATTGTAACTCCGTTTAACTTCAAATCTGTATGCTCTGAATTACTATTGCTTTGATGTCCGTTAATATGAAAATGTCTTTGTGCAAGTTCAATCGTTTCTTTAGGAAACATTATATTATAAGGCTCACCATTTGGCGTAACTCTTAATATTTTTTGATTAGGAATTAAAACAGGTGTCATTAACAAACCCTTTTCAATTTCTTTTAGCATTACTATTTCTTCTTCTTTAGATAGGTAAATTCCCACCTCTTCAATTGCAGGTTCTTTTACTAATGCGAAACCGAAAATCCCTCTTTTTTCTTCAGGATTAAAATCTACTAAATACGTTTCCATAACTCTATAACGAAATTAAATTAAAATTTATGCTTTTTATTTGTAAGTTTTTTTTACAAGGTTGCATTTTTCACAATGTTTCTGTCCATTTCTTGCTGATTTGTCATTTGTTTAGACACTACAAACGCTTGAACAGGTGGTTGCTCTTTTCCTAAAGTAGTTGCTATTTGATTAACTCCTGCATTACCTACTACATTAAATGTTGGTGCTTGACTTGGTGCTCCACCACCGCCACCAGCTCCGCCTGTTGAACCTGAGCTTGAAGACGCACTACCAGTAGCTCCACTACCAGACAATAATTGTTTTGCTCTTGCTATATTTGAAACAACTGATAATCCTGTTGATGCATAAGATAAAACTCTTGCAACTGTACCAATTCCAGGAACTAAAGGAAAAGCTAATTGTGCCGCCACACCTTCCGCATTTGCTAAAGTACTTGCTTTTGATATTGCCACTGCTGAATCAATAGCAATTTGTGTTAAAGCTATTCCTTTTGATATAACTTGACCTGCTTTAGTTTTTGCTAATCCACTTGCCTCTAATCCTTGAATTATATTATTAAGATTTTCTTTTGATTTTGCAATTACACTATCTTTATTTTTTTCAAATTCAATTTCTTCAGCTGCTACTTTCTCTCTTTTCTTCTTCGCTTCCTCATTCCTTGCAATAGATTTTTCAGCTTCTTTAGCCCAATAATCTAATTCTCTTTGTTCATCTTCTGCTTTAAACTTATCTTGTAATTCTTTTTCTTTTGTACGTTGCGCTTCTTTTAAAGCGGTTGTGTCTTGTCCGTATTTATTAGCTTCTTCAATTAATAATCTATATTGTTCCTGTACTTCTCTTATTTCCTCTGCTCTACGTTCCGCCTCTGTATTTATTTCGCCTAATCTAATACGTTCTAATGCTTCGGCTTTTTGCTTTGCTAATTCTATTTCTTTGTCCGCTATTTCTTTTGCCTTTGCTTTGCTATCTTTAGCCTCTTGTAGATTTATTTCATTAATAGCTAATCTATATCCTGCTCTGTCGTTTTTTAATTTAGTTAATGCTTCTTGACTTTCTTTAATTGTTGCCTCTCCATCTGCTTTTACTTGGTCAGGGTCAAATCCTAATTTAGCTAAATAATCGACAGCTTTATCTCCTAATGTTTCGTCTAACTTACTTTTTATATTAATGCCAGGTATTTTATTTAATAAATCAATAATACCATTAATAGATTCTGCACCTGTTTTATATAAAAATCTTAAAGGAGTTGAAACAAAATCAATATAAGATTTAAGAAGTTCATAGTTTCTTTGCGCTCCTTGAACAGCTAACTTATTTGTTTGTATTTGATTTTTTTGATTTATTTCAGTAGCTAAAATAGCCTCGTCAGTTTGTTTTATTTTAATAGCTAATATTTCTTTTTCACTTTTACCTTGAAGTTTTAAAATATTATCTTGAGCACCTATTGTTTTTAATTTTTCATTTTGTAAGTTTACATTTTTTTGACTATCTGCATTAAGTTTCTTTTGCTCTTCACTAACTCCACTAACCGCTTCTTTAATATCATCCCAATAAGCATAAATAGTTCCTAATGCAATAACTAATAAACCAATTCCTGTACTACCAATAGCTGTTTTTATTCCTTTAAACGCATCAATAGCAACCGCTTTTAATTGTTTAAACGAACGCCCTGCATCTTCTAATCCTGCCAAACCATCAGCTAAAGCCATAGCGGATTGAACTTTTAAAAGTTGTTCTTGAACGTCTTCACTTTCAACTCCAATTAATCCCATCGCACCCTGCACCGCTCCAAAACCACTTGCAACTGATGACAAAGCTTTTGATGTTGCTAAGAAAGTTCCCTCGCCTTTAAACGCTTGAACTGCATCGTTAGCATCTTCAATTTTATCTTTTAATTCGGCTGCACGTTTAGCAGCGTTAATAGCCTCTTTTGAAGTTTCGCCAAACTTCTCATTCATTTGCTGAACTTCTGTTATAGCTTCCCTTAATTGTGCTTTTAAAGATTTGGTATTTTTTTCTACGTCTTCAAATGTTTTACCCAAAGAGGCAATTCCACCTTGCGCATTTAATACGTCAACATCAATTTCAATTACCTTTTTGAGTGCCATTGTCTTTTTATTTTATTTTTTAAACCTTTAAAATCTTTTGGTAATTCGTACTTACCTTTTGCTATTTCTACATTTTTACTGACGTTTAAAAAGTCATCTTGTTGTAGTAATTTTATAATAATTCCTATCATTATGGTTCTTGTATTATATCAATGAATTTTTTTGATGTTGATACTCCGTTATTAAAATAATTTATTTCTATTTGAGTTAATAAACCAGTACCTGTTGTATTTGCAGGAACTTCAAATAAAATATTAGAATCTTCATAAAATGGACCATTAGTAATTGCATCAAATTTTGTTGTGAAATTATCATTGTCATTAATAAAAATAGATACTTCTATAATTTGTGGATCTGCAGTTAAATTGTATATAGGTTTTAATGTGAATGGTTGCTCAACAGGTCTGAAATCTGTTATTAATTCAAAATTAACCTCTCCATTTATTAGATTTGAACTAAAATTATTGATAGTGTACTTCTTATCTTTGTAAACTATCCTATCATTTAGCTTAATATCGGTTAACATTGTTACAGGAATCTTTGTTTTTAAGTTCAAAATCCTGCATCTAATATCATATAAACCACTAATATAATTACGATACCATAAAAAATATAGTGAATTTGTAGCAAATGCGCTTGGATTGTTTACGCTTTGCTCCTCACCCCAATTTAAAGACGCTATTGTACCGCTTGTTATTAACTCATTACTGAACTTTCTATAAACTCCAACGTTATTGTAGTTAGTACCATCAAAGAATTTAATCGGTGTTGGTAATACTACGCCCTCATTCATATACATAAGCATTGGTTTTGGCTTATATGCGTTTTGGTCTTTATTAATTAACGATGCAGTTACAAAATTATATCCTATTGTTTTCTCAAACATTACATTTTCAAAAGGACTTTTAATTTCATAACTCGAACTTTCGTTACTTAATAAATCGCTATATTCCAAATCTCCGTATTCACGATTGAATAAATTTCTAAAAGCATTGTTTAAAATGTTCTCGCTTTTCTCGTGCATAAACGCTAACTTTTTGAACAATTTAGGTCTATTTATGTCGATACTATCTGTAACAACGTAAGGCGTTATGTCTGTATATTTTCCAGATGCGTAGAAAACATCAAGCGGTGCAAGTTCAAAATTATTAATACCTTTTGGAAGAATAGTTAAGTTGAAGATTTTAACAATTCCCATAACAAAATCAACTACTTTTATTTTAGGTATATAAGTCTGTATATCTATAATGCTTGAAGTTGATTGTGATGTTGCGTAACCAATTTTTTGAGTTGTTGTTGTTCCAAATAATGAACCGATATTTTGTTGAACTTTAAAATTACGTAATTCACTTGTAAAGCTAAAAGGCGTTATGCTTTCAACTTCAAAATAATAAGGCACTGGCACACCACTCGATTGGTCTAAAAATAACAACTCCTGATTTCCAAATAGATTTTCAAAAGTATGCGTAATAACTCCATTAGTAGTTCTTATTGTTACTTTGTATTGAATAGCTGGATTTGATGGAAATATTCTTAGCCACGTTCTTTGAAAACTTGGAGGTAAAAGACCAGAAGAACCGCTCCAATTAGAAGTATAAACATCAGTAGTTAAATTCAAATCAGGAAAGTTACTATCTTTAGAAGTGAAATTAATTCTAACAGGTTCAGTATAAACAACTAAGTCTTCATTTCTTTTGCAATACAAATATAAATCTGTAAAATAAGTTGTATATAAAAAGAAACCCTCAAAAGTTATTCCGTATCTATTACCTATAAACTCAAATATTTTTGAAACAGGAATAGCAGGAAACAAATCTGAATATACAACCGAACGATTTAAAGTACCTCCTATTGTAACATCGTTAGCAGTTCCTGTTAAATACTCATACCTGCGATTAGAATTTATAATAGGATATCTAACATCATCTAATATAGAACCATTTATACGCCCTACTACTTCACCATAATTATAAATGTGATTTAAACTTGAGTAATCTAAAACAGTTAATTCCTCTTCTTTAAATAAGTCTTTTAATTGTTTTGTCTGTCCGTAGAATGTAATTGTAAAACTTTCTATTTCATTTTCTTTTTCGTTTGCCTTTTCAATTTGTATTTGACCATTACGAAATGGAATAGTATCGAGTTCAATCTTTGCATCGTATCTAATTCGATGGTCAAATGTATCGTTAACAATTCCGTTATCATTCCAATAGTTAAAAATAATATTATTGTTTGGACTTGCAGGAATAGTAAAAGACTGACTAAAATCTGTAAATACTTTTGAAAGGTCGTTAATATTTTGAATAGAACTATTTACCGATATATTTTCGTCTTTAAATAAATC